TCAGGCCGAGAGATACCCGGAAATGATGTCCATGATCGAGCGCCTATCCTCGTTGGACAATCCAATGAAGGGACGGGCTTGGATGTCGCCCCAGGGCGATCGGCCGAACTGGTGCGCTTTGGCCCCGAACTGCTGCACGGCGGCATATTCCATGGGGCTGCCAACCTCCACGCTGTCGGCGTTGGCGCGGTAATGGATCGTGCTCATCAGGCTGCGGCTCTCGCCGATCAGGGGCTTCTTGCCCATCACCGCATCGATGCCTTTTGCGCCGATCCGGCCATCCTGGAGGTAGTAGCCTTTCTTGTCGCCCGTACGCTTGCCTTCATCGTCGTATTTTCCAGATTTGACATGCAGGTACTGGAGGATGGTCACCGGGCTGTTCGGCGCCCAACGCTGGCCGTCCGGGCTGGTGGAGGTCTCGAAGCGGCGCTTGGTGGTCTCGGACAGATGCTCGCCAATATTCTGCATTGCAGGCGTCAAGTCGCCGATCCTGGCGCGCAGATGCTCCAAGGCGGCAAGAATGGATTGATCATCGACGGTGATGGTAATCATCGGCTATCCTTGAGTCGTTGCTCGCCAGGCACACACCGTCGTGCTCATACCACGAAGCGCCCAGGGCGTAGGGGTCGGGTCATGACGAGCGACGCTTCCTGATGAAATAGGTCTCCGGAACCAGCATCTTCCGTCCGCCGCGCACCTCCATCACCACCACGTATTCCTCGTCGTCAAACCGCTTTATGTAGCGCACCAAGGGAAGATTCCCACGCCAGGAACGCCCGGCGTCCTCAACGCTATCAGGCGAATTGAGGAGTTCAGGCAATTTGGCGAAGTGCTTGGCCTCGATGGCGATCTGGCCACGACCCGCCTCTTTGGCCGCCGAACCATGGCGCTCACCGATATGGGTGATGGCGGATCGGTCCAGGGCGTAATCGAACAGGCCGACATCAATCCCGGACAACCGCTTAATCCGAGTAACGTCCTCGCTGGTCAACAATCCCAGCGTGCGATACGGCGGGTCATCCGTTTCGCCTGCCAAGGCCCGGGCGGCGTAACGCCGAGCGTCATCGGCCACCGATGGCAGGTTTCGGTACGCGATGGCCATGGCGTCACGCTGGCGCTCCGGCACGGACTGCATGAAGGCCTTGGCCAGCGTGTATTCCCACTGCTGCGTCTTGGCCGCCATCTGCTGGACCTTGACGTCCACCGTCGTTCCCGGCCGATACCCCCATCCCTTGTCCACCCCCACCGGCTCGCCAGTCTTCGCGTCGATTTCTTGCCATTCCGCTGGCGGCGCATCGCCCCAACGACCACCCAGGCGGCGGGCGGCGGCCTCGTCGCGGATGCCGATCACACGGCACTTGCAGCCCCAGCCGTTGGGCGGCGTGTGCGTGGCCCAAAACGGGTGGTTCACCGGCAGCACCAGGCCGTCCCAGCTTACGTGCAGCGGACGCGGGTGCAGCACGCTGTCGCTGTGCTTATACAGCTTGTAGGGGAAGCCGGCGGCGGCGATCTGGGCCTCACGACCGGCCGCATAGGACGTCGAAATGTTGGTCTGGTAGATCACCCGCGTGCGCCAGTTGCGCTCGCCCCGGTAGGCCCAGCCGTGCCGCGCCACGATGGCGTCGAAATCCTTGCGGAAGGCCTCGATGCTCTTGCCCTCCGCGATGCTCCGGTCCACAGCACCGGCCAGATCGGCCAGCAGATCCGCCTTCATCGCCCCCGCCACCATGAAGGCGGTGTCGTGCTGCGCCTTCCACAGATCCGTCCAGCGCTCTGTGGGCACCAGGTTGCCGAGCTTCTGGCGGAAAAACGCCACCTGCTCGGCGAAGGGCTTTTTCAGGACTAGAGCGAGGGGATCCGGCATCACCAGCTCCGGATGATCAGTTCGCCGCTCGTCGCGTTTCCGCGCCCGCCGCCACCCACGCTGTAGCGGATATCCACCGCCTCCATAGGCAGGCCATGGAACGCCTCGCGCATGGCCGGAATTTCATTCACCGTGATCACCATGTGCCCCTGGATCGAGCGGGCCAGATCCGCCAGCCTGGCGTACTGGTCCATGCCGAAATCCACGCCGTAGCCCTCCGTCCCCCAATAGGGCGGGTCGCAGAAAAACAGCGTGTGTGGCCTGTCGTAGCGGCGCACGCACTCCGCCCAGTCCAGATGTTCCACCACGGTCTGGGACAAGCGCAGATGCGCGGCCGACAGCTCCTCCTCCATGCGCAACAGGTTCAAGCGCGGCCCATCGGTGGTTGACGTGCCGAACGTCCGACCTTCCACCTTGCCGCCGAAGCCCTGCCGCTGCAGAAAATAGAACCGCGCCGCGCGCTGGATGTCGGTCAGCGTCTCCGGCGGCGTCTCCCGCGCCCACTCGTACAGCTGGCGCGACACCAACGCCCACTTGAACTGGCGCACGAACTCCTCCAGGTGGTGCTTCACCACCCGATACAGGTTCACCAGGTCGCCGTTCACGTCGTTGAGCACCTCGGACGGCGCCGGCGCCTTCATGAAAAACAGGGCCGCCGCCCCGCAAAACGGCTCCACATAACAGGTGTGGTCCGGAAAAAGCGGCAGGATGTGCTTCGCCAGACGGCGTTTCCCGCCGATCCAGGGCACCAGGGGGCGTGCGGAGTGCATGAGTCATCGCCTTTCGTGTCAGGTGTTTCACTGATAGGCTCGCTCCGCCGTGTGCACGGTGGGGAGGGCCTTGGCCAATGCTCACAGCAGCCCTGTGGGCGGCGGCGGCGGGCAGGGTGTTCCCGCACCCGGCCCGTCGCCTTCCTCTTTTCTGCATCACTTCAGCAACCCGGCCTCTTCGGCCACGTCGAACCGCCCGGACAGCTCCGCCGCCGCGAACGCGGTCTGCATCACCTTGGCCAGCTCGCCGGTGTCCAAATCACCATAGGATTCCAGCAGCCAATCGCGCAGTTGTTCCAGTGACTCGGCGGATTCGGCGAACACGCGGATTTGATCCAGCATGTCTCTCAAGGCCGGCGCGGCCTCCTCGGTCATGCGCTCGGCCATGGCATCGATGGGTGTCAGGTCGGCGCCATCGCCCTCGGCGAACTGGGCGGGCTCGCCATTTGGCGCGGCGCCAGGAACGGCATCCACCGCTGCCTGAGAAGCGGCCTCATACCCCTCGCCATACACCTCCGTCACCCGCGCCAGGCTGGGCTTATAGCCCACCCGCGCCAGGCGCTCGTCGCGCTCGGCGGACTGGTTCAGATCCTCCGGCTCATCCATCACGCGCCACACCAGGGGCGGCTCGGCACCGGGGAAGTTGAACTCCGTCAGCCACTTTGCCACCGTGGCGTTGAAACTCATGCACACCAGGTCGGCGTCCGCCTTGGTGATGTCGTCCCGCACCTCGCCCTGTTCCTGGTCGTTGCCCAGCTTGCCCGGCGTGCCCTGGGTGCTGGCGGTCTGGCCGATGGTGATCACCAGGATGGCGGCGTTGAGCATGGCGGTGAAGCTGGCGTGGTCCGCCGTGCCGGAACGGGTAGCCTCCAGCAGCTCGGCCTGCATGCCGTCCGGGAATATGATGGCCGAATCGCGCTGGATGGCTTGCAGCGCCGCCAACAGCTTGCTCTGGTCCTCCTGGCTGCTGCCGGGCGGGAACTTGCCCACGGCGGTGGGCATACCGAATTTTTCCAGGAACGTGGCCCAGAAGCGGATGCCGTTGCGCTTCAGCCAGACCGGCCAATACAGCCAGTGCGCCAGGCCCAGGCCATAGGGCGCGTCGTCGTGGTCCGCGCCGGTGTTGAACGCCCAGAACTTGCGCTCGGGCAACAACTCCCCGTTGAAATTCGCCATGGTCTTCAGGCGCAGGCGCTGGGCGCCGTCGTAGCCGAAGCGTCGCCGGTCGCGCACCTTGATGTCGGCCAGCGTCACATGCCGGCCATCCGTGCCCCACATCACCTCGGCCACGGCGAAGCCATAGAACACGCCGTAGAGCATCTTGGCGGTGATGTCGTCCCAGCGCACGGCCTCCAGCTGCTCGGCCAGGAATTCCGCCGCCGCCTTGTCGACGGCCCGCTTGCCGCCCGCCTTCACCTCCCACGGCCGAGCGATCACCGACTGGATGCGCTGGGTCAGGGCCGCCTTGACGTGGTCGTCGCGCAGCACCTCGCGGTACAGACTGTAATCCCCCGCCCCGCGCGTCATCAGCACGGTATCGTCGGGCGGTTCCAGCATCAGCGGCGAGAGGAAGCCGCGCGTGATGTCGCGACCGTCCAGCGTCGACGCGATCTCGTTCTTTTCCGGGGTGGCCATCGTCAGAATCCTTCCATGTCATTGCCGCCGGCCACGGTGCCCCAGCCGGCGGGCGTGGTCTGGCCAGGAAGCGCCTCGAAGCGGCCGGCGGGCAGGCCGCCCACGCGCTGGCCGGCGGATTGGTAGTCGATCACCACGCCGCCGCCGTGGGCGGCGCCGGCGGCCAGCGCCAGGCCCCAGAAGCGGTCGGCGTGGCTGCCCGCCTCGCGCTCGGCGGTGAGCCGCGGCGCGCCGGTGGGACCCATCTCGCGCTTGACGCTGTGCAGATCGGCGCGCAGCTCCGGCCGGCTGGGGATGCGCAGGCGCCGGTCCTCCATGGCCTGCTTGAGCGCCGTGGCCAGGTCCAGCTTGCGCGCCGGGCTGAACAGCACCCCCTCCACGCGCAGGCTGCCATGGCGGCGGCGCGCCTCTTCCACGGGCATCTCGCCCAGGCCGGTCTGGTCCAGGGCGGCGCGGATCACGCGGTAGCCGCGCATCACCGCATCCAGGCGGGCCAGCTGCTCGGCGAAGCTCACGCGGTGCATCTCGATCAGCTCGCGGCACCACAGCACGTCGCCCACCTGCTCCAGCACGGCCAGCACGGTCAGGTCGCCGCGCGCGGCGAAGTCCATGCCCACAAAGCATGGGCCGCCGGCATAGCCATCCGGCACACCCGCGTCCGCGTGCTCGCAGGCGCCGATCAGCTCGTAGGGCAGCCAGGCCGCCGCCGCGTCGACGAACTGACACTCGAATTCCTGCGCCCAGGCCTCCGGATCGGCCATAGCCCGGCGCAGCTCCTCGATGTCACGCGGCAGGCCGTCCGCCACCGCGTCCTGGAGGGTGACCACGTGGCGGGAAAAGATGCTGTCCGGCGCGGTCATGATCTCGTGGAACTTGTCGCCCACGCCGTTCGGCGTGGAGATCACGCGCAGCTTCAGGCCGGGCTTGGACACCACCGGCAACAGGGCGGTCCAGATGGCGCGGTTGTCCTGGTGGTGCGCGAACTCGTCGAGGATCAGGTTGTCGCTCATGCCGCGCGCCGTGCTGGGCTTGCTGGCGATGGCGCGGATGTAGCTGCCGCCGGGCAGACGCACCACCTGGGCCATCTCGTCGGCCTCGAAGGGCAGCGCCAGGGACTCGAAGGCAGCGCGGAAGGCGCGCAAATGCAGTTTCACGCCGTTGTCCATGGCATCCAGGGCGCGCGCGCCGGACACGGAGAGGATGGTCCAGCGGCTGATGCGTCCCGACGCCTCGGCCTCCAGCACATCCAGCACCGCCTCCAGGGTGGTGGTGAAGGTCTTGCCGGTCTGGCGGCTCCACATGCCGGCCTTGAAGCGGCGGGTGTCCGCGAGATACCGGCGCTGATACGGGTAGAGGACGGGGGCGGACACGGAATCAGGCTCAGGAACCGTACAGCGCCTCGCGCACGGCCTTCAGGGTTTCGGCGTCCAGGCTGCGGTTCCTGGCCACGCCCTCAAGCTTGCGCTGCTGCTCGGCCTCGATCTCCGCGCGTACTGCGCGGCGGGTGTCCACGTCCTGCTTGGCGCTGGCCGCGATGTCCTTCAGCGCCCGGGCCAGCCAGGCCACCTCCTTGCCCTCGACGGTCTCGCCCTCGCTCATGTCACCGGCGGCGCGGAAGGCCAGCACGGACAGCACTTGGCGCGTGAGCTGGGCCACGTCGCCGTTGTCCGGGATCTGCTCCGCCCACACCCGCGCCAGTTCCTGGGCCTGGCGGTAGTGCGCCATCTGGGCTTCCACGCTCTGCTTGTAGCGCCCAACGCCGCTCATGCTGGCCTGCCCGCCCATCTCGCGGATCAGGCCGACGATATCCGCGATGGTGGCCCGGCCCTCGCGGATCGCCGTGTCCACCGCCGCGCGGATGCGCGGGTCCATCCGGGTGATGGCGGATTTGCGGCCCATGGCCTACTCCGGCCGCGGCCGCGCCACGCCCGGCACCTGCGTCCGATCCGTTGCCACGTCCAGGCCGCGCCCGGACAGGGTGGCGATGTGCACGCCGCCCACCTCGCGCAGGCTCACCAGGCCGGCGTCGCGCAGCCAGGTCAGGTCCGCCAACACGGTTTCCAGGGCCACCGCGTGGCCCAAGCCGGCCAGCACCATCTGCAGCATGGGCGCCCCGGCCTGGTAGGCGTGGGAATCGGCCAGAAGGGTCAGGACCGCCAGGCGGCGGTCCTCGGTCACCAGGGTGTTCAGCGTGTTCATGGCTACCTCTTGATCAGCGATTCGTACACAAGATTGAGGATCCGGGTCTGGGCGTTGCTCTCGCCCTCGATGCGCTTGAGCAGGCTCGACAGCTCATCGATCCTGCCGTGCAGCTTTCCCAGATCTTCGTGGGTCGGCCCCAGTTCCTGGGTGCGCTCCAGGCTGGTAAGGCGGGTGCCGTGGTCGTCCAGCTTCACGTCGATCTCCTCCTGGAGCGTGGTGATGCGCGCATTCGTGACCTTGTCGCGGCTGGACAGGTACATCCACACCCAGCCGGCGAAGTTGAGGATGGTGATCACCACCTTCCAGGCGAAATCCAGCCAGCCCAAATCCATCACGTCACCCCGTTCATGCGCTGCATGCGCGCTTCAAATTCCCATCCGTCGCGGCAATCCGCATCGCAAAACCGCATGTGGTCCGGCAGCGGCTCGCCGCAGAACAGGCACACGCCCACGGCCTTGATGCCGCGCTCCTGGGCGCGGCGCACCTCCGCCAGGGCGTCCTCAAGGACCTGCTCGATCCTCTCCTCGGCGCGGTCGGCATCATCCATCGCGGCGCTCCGGATCAGGGCCATTGCCGCGTCACCCGCTGCACGCGGCCGCGAAACAGCAGCATCGCAGGCAGCCGGTACCACGGCAGCCAGGCCGGCTTGTCCGTGGTGTACTCGAAGCAGGTCTCACCGTCCGGGCTCCACAGCGCGTGCGGCCAGAACGCCAGACGGTCGCGGCCGGCGCGGCGCCAGCGCCAGCGCACCACGCTGCGCCGCTGCATCAGATAGCCGCCGTGCGCGCGCTGCTGGTGGCGCGCCCAGATCAGGCAGTTGCACCAGGTCGGCCGCCAGAGCGTGATCTCGCGCAGCGGATGCGCGGGGTGCAGCGGATCCGCATAACGAATGGGCTCGGGCCGGCTCACCAGGACGTCCCCAGGTTGACGCCCACCAGCCAATCCGTCTCCGGCCGGCCGCCCAGGTGCTGGGTCACCGACCCGGCCACGCCCAGGCGCCATTCCCGCATCCGCAACAGGTTTTGCGTCACGGAAAGCCGCGCCACCGGGCCGTCCTGGCTCTGCCCCAGCAACAGATCCAGCCGCCCGGACGGATCGCGCGCCAGCCAGGGCAGGGGCTCGGCGCGCTGCAGGGTGCGCACCACGCCGGTGTCGGTATCGATCAGCGTGGTCAGCGTGTAGGCTTGGTCAGAAGGCGACACCGTGGCGGCCGCGATCACCTGTTGCTCGGGCGCCGCCTGGATCGGGTCCGGTAGCTTCAGCGCCCGCTTGGCCGCCGGCTTGTAGGCCTGGACGGTGCCGGTCTTGATGGGCGTGGCCACGGTCTCCGCCTCGGCTACGGCGGGGGCCGGCGCGGCGGGCACGTAGCGGGCCATGGGCACGCGGGCCGGCGACACCAGCACCCACAGGGCCAGCGCGGCGCCCGCCAGCGCCAGGAACAGCAGGCCCGGCGCCAGCCAGGGCATGACCCGATTGCGCAGCGCCATCAGCCTCATTGCCACTTCCTTCCCGTGTTCATGTACCAGCCCAGCAGCGGAATGCACAGGCCGATCACCGCCGTGGTGAACGCCGTCTGCGCCGGGCTCAGATCCTTCAACGACTGCACCCACTGCCACACATCCCAGGCCAGCACGCCGTAGCCCGCCACGAACAGGCGCGGGAACAGGCGCCAGGCGTCCACCCGCTCCGCCCACTTCAGCCAGGCATCACATTGCCCTCCCCCGCTTGCGGGGGAGGGCTGGGAGGGGGAGATACCGGGATTCATCAGATCCTCGCCACGTGCGGCACCGCGCCGATCTCGCGCGGCTCGTGGATCGTCGCCGGCGGCGCGGCCACCACCAGCACCGGCACCACGCGCCACACCAGCAGGTTCGAGACCGGGCAGCAGCCATACAGATACACCGGCTGCTGCAGGCCCAGGCTCAAGGCCACGGAGAAGAGCAGATTCATGATTCCCCTTTCGGCGGCGCCAGGCCGTCCGCCAGCCAGGCGGCAACATCGAACCCCGGGCAGGCCTTGGCCACCTCCGGCAGATCGCGGTGGCCGCAGATGCCGCCGTGCACCACCATGCGATGCCGGCCCTGGACCACCAGGTGAGGCGACACCAGGGGAATGTCGTGGCGCTTGGCCAGCCCCTCCACCGTGGCCTTCAGCTGCAGCCACTGCTCCGGCGCGAAGCGTTGAGTGCCCACCAGGCAGAGACCCAGCGACGGCACGTTCCAGCCTTCCGCGTGCGCGCCCGGCTCATCCTCGTGGCGGCCGGTGAACAGCGCCCCGTTGCGCGCGATCACGTAGTGGTAGCCGATGGCCTCCAGGCTCGGGTTCAGACGGCCGCGCCAGTAGGTGTCGCGTTGGAATCCGCGCGCCTTGTGCCAGGCGTCGATCTCCATGACCGGCGTGCGGAAGCCCGGCTCCCAGTAATGCCCGGTGAACAGCGTCCGCTCGTCCGGGCTGGCGGAGCAATGGATGACGAGGAGGCGGATCGGGCGCGGCATGCGGCGAGTGTCCGCGCGCGCGGGGTGGGCCGGGCAGACTGAAGCGGTTCAGCGGCACCAAGAAAAAGGCCCCGGGTAACCGGGGCCAGAAGACCGCCTAGCGGCGGTCATGGAGGTGAGCGAATCTTAAAACAGGTTTGCCTGTCCCGGGATACCGGGGTCCTCTCCCCGCCCCAGGATGTTCCAGATTTGCCGCTCGGTGAGCTGATGCTGGCGCGCCAGTTCCGCGACGCTCACCCGCGCGTCGTAGGCGGCGCGGATATGCCGATTGCGCGCCGCCAGGCTGGCCGCATACAGCTTGGCGATGTAGACCGGCGTACCGCCGAACTTTTCCACCAGCTTGGCGGCGGCGGCCGGGCCGGTCACCTCCTCGATGCGCTGGTAGGCCTGGCCGTCCTGGCGCTTGGGCACGTCCAGCACCAGGCCGCCGAAGGCCTTCACCAGGGCGGTGACGGCGCTGGGGCCGAGCAGATCCACCAGGTAGGCGGGGTCGGCGACGGGCATCAGGGCTTTCCCTCTCCCCCGGCCCCTCTCCCGCTTGCGGGCGAGGGGAGCTTCTGTTGGCGATAGGCCAGGGCCGCGACGATCTTGGACAGGCCCGCCGGCGTGGCGAACTCCAGGGCATCCACCCCGGCCAGGCGCTGCACCATGCTCTTGCCGTGCCTGGCGCTGGTCAGGTAATGCCAGGGCAGGCCCATGTCCGCCAGCTGGGCCTCGATTTTGCCCATCAGCGCCGCCTTGTCCGGCGCCGGCGCGTTGGGCGCGCGGCCGTGCGCGGGCACGTGGCCGGTGAGGCGGTTCAGGTGGTCCAGCACCCTGGCGCGTTCCAGGGGGGTGAGGTCGGCGCTGCTGGCCTTGCCGGTGACGCCATGGAGCATGGCGTAGCGCTGCTCATCGTCCATCCCCAGCCGGCGGCAGGCGGCGAAGAGGGCGCGAAGGAATCGATGGTGGTCCATGCTCACCGCCCCAGCCGGTAGTAATAGCGGCTGCCCTGGCGCCGCACGCTGACGGCCAGGCCGTTGGCGCGCAGTTCGGCGGCGATGCTGTTGACCGCGCACAAGCGCACGCCGTCGCGATTGCGCGCCAGCTGCGCGGACAGGTCGATCAACTCGGCGGTGGTGTGCTCGCGGCCGTCGGCGAGGATGCGCATCATGGTGGCCAGGCGCGGGCTGTTTCTGAGGCGGGCGAAGTGCATGGTGCGGTCTCCTGGTGGGCTCCGGTGAGGGTGGCGTTGCCCCCTCACCCCAGCCCTCTCCCGGCGGGAGAGGGAGAAGGGCGGCTAGGCCAGCGCCCCCTTCAGGGACTTCGAGGGCACAAACTTGACCACGTACTTCGCCGGGATCTGCATGGCCTCGCCGGTGGCCGGGTTGCGGCCGGTACGAGCGGCCTTGAAGGCCACCTTGAATTTGCCCAGGCCGGGCAGGGTGACTTCCTCGCCATCGTCCAGGGCCTTGGCGGCCACCCGGCACACGGCATCCAGCCAGGCCTCGGCCGTCTTCTTGGTGACAGCGTTGAGGATCTGCTCGTTGTTGTGGGCGCCCTGGATGCGGACGCGCTCGATAAGGTCTTTCTGATTCATGGTCGGGCTCCTGAGTCTGAGTGGTTGAGGGTTGCCGGTTCCTGGCGACTGTTCGGGGTGAAAGGCCCCAAGGTGTCCTTTGCTTTTTCCATGCCGGCCGGTTCCGTTTCCCCACGGTTTCCTTGGGCGGGTGGCGACCTACGCGGCCGTTTGCTCGAATTCGAAGGGGGTGATGACGAAGTCCTCGACGCCGGTGACGACAGCCAGGCCGGGAATGCCCGCCACCTCGTCCGGCGAGGCCAGCACGGCGGCCTTGTCCAGCGCCTCGGTGGTGCGGATGTAGGCGTCCGCCAGGCCGCGGGCGCGGATCTCTGCCAGCACCGCGTCCAGGGCGCGCACGCGCACGCTGGGCGGCCGCTGGCGCCACTGCACCTCGCCGGTGACCAGGTTGGCGGACTTCACGCGGCCGTCGCGGGTGAGTTCGGCCCGGTGCGCCTCGCACCAGGTCTGCACGCCGGCCTGCAGCGCCTCGATGCGCGCGGTGAGGCCGGAGAGCATAGGCTGGGCGTGATCCGTCGCCGCCGCGATCGCATCGTTCATGTCCGCCTGGATGCGGACGAAATCCCGCTGCAGGTCGCCGATCTCGCGGATCATCCGTGCGACGTCGTCGCGGGACTGGGGCGCCTCCAGGGCGGGGGCTTTGAGGCGGGTGACTTTGGCCATTACTTGGCTCCTTTCAGTTTTTCGGAGATGTCAGCGAGGGCCTTGGCGGCGGCCTCGCGGTTGTGGCGGGGCTTCTTTTCCCCCCCCTTTGCAAAAGGGGGGCTGGGGGGGATTGAGGGGGCGGTGGCCTGGCCGGCTGGGTCTGAATCCCCCCTCTCCCCCCTTTGGGAAAGGGGGGAAGACACGGGCGTCTCGCCTCGCCCGCCGGCGATGCGCCGCTGCTCGTCGCCGGCCTGGGCCTGCTCGCTCATGCCCGCCACCACCGCCTTCAGGTAGTTGTGGTTGGCCAGGGGCCGGCGCAGGTCGCCCTTGGCCAGCAGGGTTTCCATGCCGGTGAGCCAGTAGTCCAGGGGCGCGGGCAGCTCCTGATGTTTCCAGGTCACCCGGCCGGTGGAGATGAGTTCGCGCACCTCGTTGAGCAGGTCGGCGATGCGCTCCCAGCGCATGGTGTGCTTGATGGGGGCGAACAGGCCCACGTAGCGCAGGCAGGTCATGGGCAGGCGCATGGACGGATGCAGCCCGGCCAGGGCCAGGAAGGCCTCGCGCGCGGCGGTGTTGGCGATCCACCCTTCCAGCGGCAGCTGCACGTTGCAGCAGGGGCAGGCGACGACGGGCAGGCCGCTCACCACAGCCCCTTGCGGGACTTGCCCAGGACGTGCGCGTCGCAGATCGCCATCAGGCTGGTGCGGAAGCCGCCCAGCTTGCAGCGTAACGTGGGCTTGTCGTAGGGCGGCGAGCGGTCCGGATAGTCGGCGTCCAGATGCGCGCACCAGGCGCACACGTCGGTGCGGTCCTGGGCGCCATGAAACCCCATGGCCGCCTTGGCATTATCGATGCTGCTCATGGCAGCACCCCCAGGCAGCTTTCCAGGAAGTCCGCCAGGCGGCGGGTGGAGCCCGCGTCCAGGACGATCATGTCGTCGCCCGCCGACACCAGCAGCTGGCCGTCATCCCACAGGGCGTAGCGTGTGGTGCCCGGCGCGACATCCAGGCCCAGGGTGGCTGCGGCCTCGGCGACCTGATCGGGCTCCACGGTCCGCGTCTCCGCTCCGGCGGGGTGTTCCTCCCCACCCAGTCGCTTCAGCACCGCCAGGTTCTTCTCGTGGCCGTCGTTGAGCGCCACGGGCGCGGCCGCCCACCAGAAGTAGCGCAGCTTTCGCCGCGCCGTGCGGCCCTCGGTCTGGATTGCCCCGCGCTTGGCCAGGGTGCGCAGGGTGGCGCGCAGCGAGCCCAGCGAGGCCGCGGCCGGGCAGCGGGCCAGCAGCTCGTCGGTGGCCAGGGCGGACTCGGCGGTGGTGCCCGCCAGGGCCGCCATCGCCTGGGCAATCACCGCGCCATCCGGCGCGCGGCGGTGGGCGTGGACTTCGACGATGACGTCGGGTTTGGCCGGTTTGGCCTGGGTTCGAGCGGGTTTGGCAATGCGCGGCATGGGGTTCTCCTGGTTTTTCTCCCCCCTTTGCAAAAGGGGGGCTGGGGGGGATTTGAGTTCGTCACGGCTTGCCTCGGCCGCCACCTGGGCAGCGTGGGCGGCCTGGGCGTCGGCCTGGGTGTGCTTGTTGAGGGTGATGCCGCGCGGCAGCGGCGCCGGCGGTACGCCGGTCAGCCAGTACACGTCGCGCCAGTTCTGGCCGTCGGCGGACAGGCGCGCGGTGTTCACCGCCCGGCGTTCCACCAGGTCGGCCAGGGCGGCGACGATGTCCGCTTCCGGCGCCAGGGGGCCGGGCAGTCGGCCGGCGAGCTGGAACAGCGCCACCGGCTTCTGCGCGCTGGCGCCGGCGAGGACGTCGAGGATGGCGGACTCAAGCGTCATGGCCTACCGCCGCATGCCGACGGCCATAGGCCAGGCTCACGTTGAGCTGCGCCACCAGTTCGGATTCCGGCACCCACCAGCGCGCGCTGGTGTTGGCGCGGCCGTCGATCTCGTCCACCCAGCATCCGTCCTGCCAAACATAGAGCGTCGGCTCCAGTACCGCCCGGCCCTCGTCGTCCTCGAAGGCCAGCACGGCGGTGAACAGCTCATGGGTTTCCGGCGGCACCGCGATGGGGCGCCAGTTGATCAGGGCGGCGAGCATCATGGCCGGATCTCCTCGTGGGATTGCGCAACGCGCGCCGGCTCCGCCTCGCGCAGGGCCTGGATCATCTGGCAGCGGGCGGCGGACGCGCGCAGGGTGCGGTTCTCGCGCTCCAGTTCGTCCTGGTAGTCGACGCCGCCGGCGAAGGCCATCGCCAGCAGGATGAACAGCAGCACCAGGGCGACTTCGGCGGCGCGCGGTTTGTCGTGGGGATTCAGCATGGTGGTCTCCTTACAGCGCCCGGATCACGTCGCCGTTCACCACCGGAACGCCCAGTTCGGCGGCGTGGTTCATGGCCTTGGTGACCAGGTTGTTGACGACCAGGGGATAAAGCTGGCTGGGCTTGGCCACCACGCCGCCGGGTCGCGTCTGCGGCCCCTTCACGATGCGCATGGCGTCGTAGGCGTCGGCGCCGAGCAGCCGGGCCGCGTCGGCGCCTACCCGCTGGAACTTCTTCGCCAGGTAGTCCTCCAGGTGGCGATCCAGCGGCATCAGCTCCGCCACCTCGCAGCGGCGGATCACCTCGCGGGCGTCGTAGTTGTGGCGTTCGTCCAGGCGCAGCTTCAGTTCCGGCTGGCCGATCAGGATGATGGCCAGCAGGCGCCTGAAGCCGTCCTCCAGTTCCCAGAAGCGCTTGAGCACCTTCAGGGTGGGCACGGACAGATCGTGGGCCTCCTCGATCACCAGCACGTGGCTGTTGCCGGCGCGGCTGCTCTCGGTGAGCATCTTCTGCGCCTGGCGCGCCTTGGCCTCCTGGCTGCGGCGGATCGGCGTGCCGGGCACCAGGTCGTCGATGATGGCCTCGAAGATCATGCCGGCGGTCAGGCGGGTCTTGTCGATCACCTGCGGCTGGATCAGGACGATGGCCTGGCCTTCCCGGTTGATGCGCTCGATCAGGTCCTTGCGCAGGATGGTCTTTCCGGCGCCGGACTCGCCCACCACGGCGAGGAAGCCGCCGTGCCTGGCGGTGGTGAACATGGCCTCGCGGATGTAGCGCCCGTCGGCCGAGAGATAGACGTCGTCGGCGCCCTGGACATCGTCCTGGAAGGGGTCGCGGAACAGGGAAAAGTGTTTGCGTGCGTCGGGTGAGAGCATTTCGCGGGTCTCCGGGGTGTCGTTTTCCAGGTCGGGGTCGTTGAGCGCCGCCGGGCGGCGGTACTGGGGTTGCGCGTGGCGCGCCGGATCGCCCGGATCGGCGTCCCAGATGCCGGCAATCTCCGCCTCGGGCACGCCGTGCTGCCGCAGCATGGACTCGGTGGCCGCGACGATTTCGTCGGCCGGCGTCGTCACCGGCCAGCGGTGGCCATTCAGCAGCAGGTTCAGCGCAGCGCGGTGCAGCGGCTTGCCGCTGGGCTGGCGGATGCAGCGGGCCAGCTGCGACTGGTCGATGCCGTGGCGGATCAGCGTGGCCTTCAGGCACAACGGCGGGCCATCCGGCCGCATGGCCGCCTCCCGTAAGCTCGTGCGCTTCATGCGATACTCTCCTTGCGTCAAACGGCCCTTGCGGGCCAATTCGCCGGCCGCCGGGCTCCACCCCGGCGGCCGGCACCTCTCAACTCACCAGGCGCAGGCCCGCCCGCTTCTGGCTCGTGTTGTCTTCCGCCCCGCGCAGCGCCTGCGCCACGTCGGGCAAATCCGCTGGCATCACCCCCTCCGGCCAGCCCGCCACCAGGCGCTGGAACAACGTCGGGCCCCAGGTCTCGCCCAAGAGCCGGCGCAGGTGGCCGGCGGCTTCCACGTGGTTCAGGGGCTTTTCCTCGGCGTGGGCGGTCATGGGAACGGAAAGGGCGGTGCCGCGCTTGGGCAGGTAGGTGGGCAGCACCCCCGGGTCGGTGTGCAGGTAGGGGTCGATCCGACCGCCAAGGGGCAGGGCCTGGTTGGCATCCAGGCGCTTGCGCGCGGCCTCGGCCTCGGCCTGGCTGTCGGCGCCGGTGACGCGCCGCTCGATCTCTTTCGCGGCGCTCTGGGCCGGCGTGTCGGCGTGGCGCTTGTAGGATTCGCCGATGACGGCCGCGCCCACCACCTGGCCGTAAGCGTCCTTCAGCACCGGCTCGATGATGTGGAAGTGCTCGTGGCCGTCCTCGCCCACCCGCACCACCTGGGCGGATTCCAGGCGCCAGGGGTTGCGGCACACCAGCACCTTTTCCTTGACGCACACCTCGGGCACGCCGGAGACGTCGTATTCCATGCCCTCGAAATTCACGCGCAGGTAGGGGGTGACGGTGCGCGCCTGGGGCGCGGTGTGGGCCAGTTCGCGCATCAGCGCCACGGGCGGTGCGAGGCGCAGTTCGGCCTCGCGGATCGACAGCCAGGCGCCATAGCGGCTCATGCCGTGGCGGCTGTGGAGCCTGGCGCCGTTGAACCAGCGCATCCAGCGCCAGGCCTGGGCGTTGAGGTCGTCCAGGCTCTCCACGCGCATGAACTTGAGGCCGGACTCGAACTCCCGCTCGATCAGGTCGTTGGTCTTCTCGACCTGTCCCTTGGCGCGCGGCCGGCCGGGCAGATTGATGAGCAACTCCATCTGCAGGTGCCGGGCCAGGTTGCGGAACACCGCGCCGGTGTTGGCGCTGCCCGGGTCCAGCATGGTGAAGAAGGGCACGCCGTGGAACGGGTCGTCTTCCCGCTTCTGGGTGGCGTTGATGAAGATGTGGCTGAGGTTCTCGCCGCTCTCGGCGCCGGTCACGTATTCCACGTAAAAGGTGCCGGACAGGTGGTCGGTGACCACGTAGCGCCACACCCGCTCGTTGATGATCCTCTCCACATTGCCCGGCTTGTTCTTGTAGAAGGCCTTGGCGTCCATGACCTGGAGGCCGTGGGTCTTCTGGCCGCCGCGCAGGTAGTAGAGCACGCACAGGGACGGGTCGATCTGCCAGCACCAGTTGGGATGCTTGCTGGCCAGGGCCGTCACCGGCTCGGGCGCATTGACCCGGTCCGGATGCAGGCCGTAGTGGGCCATGGCCTTGCGGATGGCCGGGATGGACAGCGGTACGATCTCGCCGGTGTCCCGGTCCACTCGGCCGGCGCGGACCAGCCCGTTGGCGCGCAGGGTTTCCACCGCCAGGTCCAGGCTGGCCAGGCGCTTGCCGTTCTTGCGCGTGGATTCGAGCAGGTAGGCGTCGAGGGTGATGGCCTCGTCCCGGGTCAGGTCCGAGGCGCCGGCGTCGGCGCGGCGTTTGCGGGGTGTGGTCACGGTGGCGGCTTTCAGGCGTTTGAGCAGGGTGGCGCGGGAGAGGCCCAGTTCGGCGCAGGCGGCGGCATAGATCGTTTCCTTCTCGCCCCAGGCCGCAAGGCGCGCGGACTGGGCAATGGCGACCAGACGTTCGTTCTGGGCGGGGCTCATCGCGCGGTCTCCCTGGGGGGGTTAGAGTTGGCCGGCTTCCCGGAGGCGTACCCATTCCGGACGTTCATCCGCCACCGGCGCGTCCTCGATGCCGAACTCGTTCTTGAGGCCGATCAGCGCCATTTCGATGTTGGCCAGCAGGCCGGCCAGGATCGGCGCGTCGGTGCCGGGGTGGTCGGACCGAAACGCGCGCAGGGCCTCCAGGTCCTGGCCCAGGGCACGCACCGCCACCTCGGCCATGCCGGCGGTGTTGACGGTGCGCTGGCGCAGTTCCTCCAGGCGCTGGTCGGGTTCCAGGTGGGCGATGCGCGCGGTCTCCCGCTCCAACTCGTCGATGCGCTTCTGCTTGTTCTTGCTGATGGTCTGCTGCGCTTCGTAGTCGGCGCGGGCGTCGGCGGCGGCTTTCTCCAGCGCGGCCTTTTCGGCGGCGTGCTTGGCCGCCAGGTCGTCGATCAGCTCCAGCAGGCTTTCCTTGTCCGGAGCCTTGGCGATCGCCAGCCGCTCGTTCTCGGGCAGCTTGCGCAACTTGCGCAGCTCGCGGTAGCCGGCGCCCACGGCGCTGAGCTGGGCCAGGGCCTCCTCGCCGAAAATGGCGAGGTTCATCAGGTCCTCGTCGACCTTCTGACGACTGCAACCAATCGCCACGCAGAAACCATCCCAAGTGCCGACGTCGGCGATTTCGTTGCCGTCCACGTCCAGGGATTTTTTACCCGCCAGAGCGCGATACAGCTTGTGTTGCTTGATGTGCGCGAGCTTTTGTAAACCGACGACGGTCGTCAGTTTTGCAACGGCGCTCATAGCTTGAACCTGGCCGAGAAGCCGGTTCGCCAGGTCGCGTTCCTCGTTGTACTGGGCGATCACCGCGTCCATGTCGCGGGCCTGGTCGACCAGGGCCGGCAGGCCGGGGGTTTCCACATCGCTGGGCGGGTTGATCGTGCTGTTGGGCGTGCGGGCCATGCTTGCTCCTTAGTGGGTACGGGTGATGCGGGTCTTGAGTTCGTCCAGGCGGCCGCTGGCGTCGTCCAGACTCTTGAGAATCGATACGGCGGCCTGGGCCAGCCTCGCACTGGCGCGGATGCGGCCGGTCTCCGGGATGCGCTCGGCGAATCCCGCCGCTTCCAGCGTGGCCACGTAGCGGGTCACCAGGGCCGCACCCAGGCCCGTGGCCTTGGCGATATCGCCCGGCGTCATGCCGTGGGCGAAGTGGCGCAGCAGCACGCTCAGCACGTCCAGCACCTTCATGGCGGATTGCGTGGGTTGGGTCTTGCGTTCACTCATGGCCGAACTCCAGTTCCGGCTGTTCGGCCTTCACTACGTTCTCCCGGTGCCAGGCCAGGGCCTCCAGGGCAGCGTTGATCTCGGCCGCCACCTCCTCGGCGTCCAGCCGGCCGGAGGCGAAGCCGATCAGCGCCCCCATGGCGGCGTTGAGCGTGCCCTGCAGCTGCTGCAGGTCGTCGGCGCCGACCAGCCGGCCGGATGGAATGTCGATCAGCAGCTTGCCGGCGTGGTGCGCCAGCCAGCGGGTGATGAAGTCGCAGCCGCAGGCGTGCTGGTAGGCCGGGATCTTCTTGCCGGGGATGGAGCCGTCGCGCAGCCAGCCGTAGACGGTCCAGTGGGATTCCTCCCCCATCAGTTCGGCGATGCGCTCCACCGAGCGGTTGTGCACCTCGCGGGCGTGGTCCTTGCAGAGTTCCAGGGCCTCGCGCAGGCTGCGCGGGTTGGCCTTCTTCCAATTGCGGCGGGTCATTTGTCCCCCTGGGGAAAAGTGGCGGCGCAAACAAACTCAGGTTTTGCGCCTAGGAAAACGGTTTCCGCTGCGTAAAATGCGGGGCATGAAACGGAGGGCGGCAACATGAAGAACGAGGACGTCGCGCACTGGCTGGAAATCTCCGCATCCCTGATGGCCGTGCTCAAGCCGGCCGGCAGCGGCGTGGAACTGTTCGGGCATGGCATGCCGGCGGAGGCGTTTGCCGGCCTGGTGGATCGCGAGGCAGAGCGGGTGGGCCACGCCCTGGTGGCGCTCGCCACCGGCGCAGGCGAGACAGAGTGCCGGGCCATCCTTGCGCAGCTGGAGGCGGACACGCTCATTGCCCTTTTTTCCCGCTGGGCGCATTACACGCAGGCGTGGCGGGCGATGCTCGAAGATCCGCATCCGCACTTGTGGATGCCGCCCCGTGACACGTGGCGCGCGGTGTTCCTGGCCATGACGGGCGAGAACCTGCATTCAACAGCGGCCGCACGGTCTCTATGGCCGGAATCGTTCTAAGCGTGGACAGGGGTAGACGGATGGAGAGCATGGTTACATCAGGCGGCGAGTTGATCGGGATCGGCCTTCAGCCCGGCGCGGACGGCGATCTCGTGCGCCTTGCCGTAATGGGCCTTGTAGACGCCGTTCAGCACCCGGTACACGTCCAGGCGGTTGAACTGGTTCTCGTCGGCCCACTGGCCGATGGTCTTGCCCTGTGCGCGCAGGCGCGCCTTGAAGGTCTGGGAGGTCATGGGGGTCTCCTGGGTCATGGTCTATAGGAGTGGGAAATGCAGAGGGATATGGATTTCGCGGATGCCATCGTCGACGACACGCTCTGGAGGAAGGCGAAGGACCAGGTCATCAAGCCCTCGGCCTCGTGGACCTTTGGCATCCTGCTCGGCTACCTCAGGGCCGAGATCGGGCGCGGCGTCCCCGGCCTGGACAAGCTCTTTTAGAGCCCGGGCGCAGTTGAAGTAGCAGATGGCGCCGTGCTCGATGAACCGCCTGCCGAACTCCGTCGGCTCTTCCGGCGCGGTGCGGAATTTGTTTCCCGCGATCAGCAGCCACGCGTCGGCCAGGGCATTGAGGCGGGCGCGGAGGGCTTCTTGGTCGGGGGTTTGGGTTTGCACTTTGCTTGCACGTGAATGAGCGTTGGATGGAAGTATGGGAAAAAAGATACCCACGTCAAGCAATAACGAGAAATATTTTTCTACTGGGGGGAGGTTGTGCCTTGAGCGGGAGCGGCTTGGCTATGAAATGCAGGTGCTGGCAGCCATAGGCCATGTGACCAGGAAGACGCAGTACAACTACGAGAACAACAAGAGCGCCCCTACGTCTGACTATTTGGACCTGGTGGCAGCCAAAGGTGTGGATGCGTATTACGTGTTGACAGGCCATCGAGGCGTGCCGGCGATGAGTGCGGAGCAGGAGCGCGCCGGCTATGTGGTGCGCGTGCTCAGCCCCCAGGAGGCCGCCGCGGTGGATGCGCTGCGCGGCAGCGGCGCCCTGGCCAACACGCAAACCGCAGTCATCACCGGCAACCAGAATTCAATCAACCAGTCCCAGGGAGGGGCGCATGAAAGGCCAGTCAGAAAGGCAAGAAGTCCGGATCGAGGGTAACGACAACCGGGTCAGCCAGACCCACCATCACCAGCCCGTCATGCTGCAGATCACCGTGGCCGCGCCGGAGCGTGCGTCCTGGCTGTCCATCCAGAGCGTCAGGCTTGAAGTCGTGCTGCATAAGGAGAAATCATGAAAGCCACAGTCGCCTTGCTCGTCGCCATGGCCGCCATGCTGGCCTTCCCTGCCTGGCCCAAGGGCGGCAGCGGCGGCACCCAGCACGTTGACAGCTACACGCGCCGTGACGGCACCCATGTCCGTGCTTATAATCGACGCGGCCCAACAGGCAGTGCGGATTCAGGCGGTAGTTCAGCGGGCTACTACACCGGCGATGCGCCGCCTCCTAACACCGACGCCCATGGCTGGAGCCGGGATGTCGACGTATCCGCGGCCACGTACCCAGGCATGAAGCGAGAGGTCACCCGCATTCAGATCGACGAGGCGCCGCCGGCGCCGACTTACGTTCCCCAGCCGGCCTATGCATCGAATCGGTCTCGCGCCACCTCGTTCAGACCGTCTCCGAACCCACGTCCGATCACGCGGGAGGGAACCCATTACAAGCCGGCGGGCATCGTGGAGCGGGATTCACGCGGCCGGATCAAGCGCAGCGAATCGGCCAAGCGGGATTTCCAGCTGCGCAACCCGTGCCCGGCCACCGGTCGATCCACCGGGCCGTGCCCCGGCTACGTGATCGACCATATCCAGCCGCTCAAGCGCGGCGGCGCGGATGCGCCCAGCAACATGCAATGGCAGACCGTCCGGGAGGCGAAGGAGAAGGACCGCTGGGAGTGATGCGCGAATTTCGCCCAGGACGCGCACGAATAGGCTTGGGCATCGATGTAGCCACCCGGCCGAGAAAGCGGCTGTAACCCGCTTTATAAATCGTTGGCGGGGTGCTTTTCCAAAGAAAGGGAGTGTGATGGGAGACCTGATACAAGGTGACGATGGATTGATCGCCGAAGAAGTCCATGACTGGGTGAAGCGCAAACACGAGTTGCTCTGCTATTACCTGGACACCGCAAAGATGGTGCGGAAGAAGCCTGTTGTGCGGGACAAGAAACCCGTTTCGACTTACATCGATGTCTTCTGTGGAACAGGGCGTGCTCTGATTAAGGAAACTGGAGAGTGGGTGGATGGAAGTCCGCTGGCCGCGTGGAGATCCAGTGTCGCATCAGAATCGCCATTCACCAGGATGTACATCGCTGATATAGAACCCCCTAGACGCGACGCTTGTGCCGAAAGGCTCGCCAGCGCTGGCGCGCCATTTGAAGTTATCGAAGGGGATGCAATTGCTGCGTCGAAAGCAATAGCCAAGCGGCTGGATCCGTATGGCTACCACTTCGCGCTGGTCGATCCGTTTGGCCTGGCTGACCTGGATTTCCACATTATCGCGGCGCTTTCCAGGCTTAAAAGGATGGATATGATGATCCACCTCAGTGCGCTTGGACTGAATAGAAACGCGTGGCAGCATGTAGGCGAGGACAAGGGGTTCGACCGGCTTGCACCCGGCTGGCGCGAGCACGTCCATTTACCTGCTTCGAGTTGGAAACTGCGAGAGGGAGTGGTCAACTACTGGAGGACAAAGGTTGCCAGTCTTGGCAAATGGCCTTCGCCTCTAATGAAGCTGATCACGGTCGACAACAAACGCCTGTACTGGCTGGCACTTGCATCAGGCAGCGACCTTGCTCATCGCTTCTGGAAGGATGCAGTAGAGTCAGAACACAAGCAGGGCAGCTGGGATTTCTAGGTTCCCATCATGGCTGGATAACTATCCCATGTGCGGCCACGCAACAGCCTGCCGTTCGCTTTCTTGTGGCGCTTCACGCCGTCCGCACCCCATCCGCCCCATTGCTTGAAGAAGAACGCAGCGCCAGCTGCCTCGGTCTGGGTCTGGATGTTCTCCACCCACTCCAGGCGCATGGGCCTGGCCTTATGTCCGGATTCTCCGCCGACAATGACCCAGTGAATGCCAGACAGGTCCATTTGGCCCAAATCCTCCAACAGCGGCTCAATGGATAGGAAGCGCACGGATGCGTTGATGTTACGCAGGTGGCCTATGCGTGGAATGCCATACTCGCGGTCCTCTACGCTTACACCCAGCCATATGTTGTCTGGACACGCCCGCGTTCCAAAGTAACTGGGCAAGCGTTCAGCCCGCTTGGTCAGGATTTGGTAAGTATGCTGAGGCGTCTGGCGGATGACATGAAATACCTGGTCTAGGAATGCGTCCGGCACATCCTCGTGAAAAAGGTCGCTCATGGAGTTGACGAAGTAGACCGTGGGTTTCTTGCGAAGCAGCGGCTGGGACAGCCTGTTCGGCTGCAGGGTAAGTTTGAAGTTGTTGATATAACCGTTCGCACCCATGGCGTGAAGGCGCCGCGCCATGGTTTCCGCGTAGCAGTGCTTGCACCCAGGTGAAATCTTGGTGCAGCCTGTCGTCGGGTTCCAGGTTTGTTCCGTCCACTCAATGCTGGTTTGGGTGCTCATGATCCCTCCGTTAAGTCGCGAGTGTAGGCAACAACGCGCTTGATGCTAAGCCCCCATAGGCTTATAGAATGAGCCACTGAACCGCTTCAGTCTTAACCCACCCTCCCAGGCCGCCAGAAACTGGCGGCCATGGCTACCGCACAACTCCCCTCGCAAAAGAAGGACGCCGAACCCCTAAGCGCTAAAGCGCCAAGGGCTTCGCTGCCCCGCATCCACTTCTTCCGCCCCGGTCGGCACACGGCCATGTCGGGGCAGGAAATCGAGTTCACCGCCGATGACCTGAGCGCGGCGGCTGCCGCCTACGACCCGGCCAAGTGGCAGGCGCCCATCGTCGTGGGCCATCCCCAGATCGACGCCCCGGCCTACGGCTGGGTGAAGCGCGTCGCTGACCAGGCGGGCGAGCTGTATGCCGAACCCGACCAGGTCGAGGCCCAATTCGCGGAACTGGTCAGGGAGGGCCGCTTCAAGAAGGTCTCCGCCGCGTGGTTCACGCCCGAGCATCCGCGCAACCCCGCGCCCGGCGTCTACTACCTCAAGCACATTGGCTTTTTGGGCGCCGCCGCGCCGGCGGTGTCCGGCCTGAAGCCGGTGGAATTCGCCGCCGAGGCGGACGACCTGGTGCTGGAGTTCGCCTGGGAGGACCAGGTCAACGCCGGCCTGTGGCGCCGCATGCGCGAATGGCTCATCGCCAAGTTCGGCCTGGACGAGGCCGACAAGGTTATCCCCGATTATTCCGTGGGCACGCTGGAAGAGGAGGCGCGCCGCGAAGCGGCCGCCGATGCCGCCGCGCCCATGCCGCTTTATGCCGCACCCCCCACCGAAGGAGACTCCATGAGCGACGCTGACAAAGCCCGCCTGGCGGAGCTGGAGGCGCAAGCCGCCACGCTGTCCGCGCAAAACGCCACCCTGGTCGCCCAGATGGCCGAAGCCGACCGGCTCAAGCGCCATGCCGAGCACGCCGCCTTCGCCGAGGCGCAGGTCAAGGCCGGCCGCCTCACCCCGGCCATGAGCCCCGTCATCGTCCAGGCCCTGGACGTGCTGGGCGGCCTGGGCGAGGCGCCGCAGTTCGGCGAGGGCGACGCCGCCCAGCCGCTGACCGAGGCGCTCAAGGCCGCCATCGCCGCCGCGCCGGTGGTGGTGGACTTCGCCGAGCGTTCCGCGCCGGGCGATGAGTCCGCCGCCGTCGCCGCCTTTGCTGTCCCCCAGGGCTATGCCGTGGACGCCGCCGGCGCCGACACCCATGCCCGCGCCATTGCCTGGCAAAAGGCCCACCCCGACACCGATTACCTGGCCGCCGTGAAAGCGGTCTCCATCCCCGCATAAGGAGCCCCCATGAGCTACCAGAACATTCCCGTCCTGCCCCTGACCGTGGCCCTCACCGGCACGGTCGCGGTCAACCGCTTCGTCACCCCCGCCGGCGCCCAGGCCGGCGCGGACGCCAACACCCTGGGCGTGGCCCGCTCCGCCGGCGTGTCCGGCGACAAGGTCACCGTCGATGTGCTCGGCACGGCCATCGTCGAGGCCGGCGCGGCCCTGTCCGCCGGCGCCACCGTCAAGTCGGATGCGTCCGGCCGCGCCATCACCTGGGTCACGTCCGGCGCCAAGGTGGGCCTCGCCCTGGAGGCGGCCACCGCCGCCGGCCAGATGATCGAAGTGCTGTTGATGCCCAACGTGGCCTAACCCGGAGAACGAACCATGACCCAGATGACCGCCGCCCAGGCCCGTGTGATCGACCCCATCCTCACCACGGTCGCCCAGGGCTACCAGAACAACGAGCTGATCTTCCCCACCCTGTTCCCGGTCGTGCCGGTGGACCAGCGTGGCGGCAAGATCATCCAGTTCGGCCGTGAGGACTTCCGCCTCTACAACAGCGCCCGCGCGCCGGGCGCCGCCACCAAGCGCATCCAGTTCGGCTATTCCGGCAGCGGCTTCGCCCTGACCGACTACAGCCTGGAGGGCCAGGTGCCGTTCGAGCAGATGCAGGACGCCAACGCGGTGCCCGGCATCGACCTGGGGCGCATCGCGGTGATGAAGACGCAGAACATCATCCAGCTCGGCAACGAGGTGGCCGCCGCCGCCATCGCCACCACCGCCGCCAGCTACCAGGCCGCCAACAAGACCACCCTGTCCGGCACCAGCCAGTGGAGCGACCAGACCTCCGGCGTCTCCAACCCGAGCAAGGACATCCAGACCGCCATCGAGGCGGTGCGCGCCGCCGTCGGCAAGCGCGCCAACACCGTGGTGCTGGGCCCCAAGGTCTGGGCCGCGCTGAAGACCCACCCGCTGATCATCGATCGCATCAAGTACACCGGGCGCGACTCCATCACCCTGGACATGCTCGCCACCCTGTGGGACGTGAAGCGCGTGGTGGTGGGCGATGTGGTCTACGAGGATGCCGCCGGCGCCCTCCAGGACGTGTGGGGCAAGTTCGTGGTGGTGGCCTACACCGAGATGGGCAGCCTGATGGACGCCGGCCTGCCCAGCTACGGCTATACCTACCGCCTGCGCAACTACCCCAACGTCGAGAGCGCCTACCAGGACCGCAACGCCAAGAGCTGGATCTACCCGGTCAACGACAGCCTGCAGCCGGTGGCCGCCAGCATCAACGCCGGCTACCTGATCTCCGCCGCCGTGGCCTAACCCACCGCCCCCATCCCCTCCCCCGCCGGGGGAGGGTTAGGGAGAGGGGCGGCCGCAAGGCCGCTTTGCACAGAAGACAAGGAGTTTTGACCATGGCCAAAGCCAAGACCGCCACACCCGAACCCCCGGAAGTCGACCTTGCCACCTATACGGTGATCGAACCCCTGCGCCACGACGGCGTGGATTACGCCCCCGGCGACACGATCGATCTGGATGCCGTCGCCGCCGCCCCCCTCAAGGCCGCCGGCGTCATCGAGCCCGGCGTCATCGAGCCCGCCGCCTGATGCCCTACGCCACCACCGCCGACCTGGTCGCCCGCTTCGGCGAGTCTGAACTGATCCAGCTCACCGACCGCCTGGGTGATGGCGTCCTGGACGCGGCGGTTGTCAGCCAGGCGCTGGCCGATGCCGATGCGGTGATCAACGGCTTTCTCGCCGGCCGCTACACCCTGCCGCTGTCGCCCGTGCCCGCCATCCTGGTGGGCTACGCCTGCGACCTGGCGCGGGAGCGGCTCTACAAGGACGCCGCGCCGGAGATCGTGATCAAGCGCGCCGACGATGCCCGCAAATTCCTGGCCCTGGCCGGCCAGGGCAAGATCAGCCTCGGCGCGCAGCCCGAGCCGGCCAGCGTGGGCGGCCCGGCCCACAGCACGCCGGGGCGCACGTTCGACGACGACACGCTGGGGTTGATGTGATGACCCGCCTGCTGCGACTCGCCGTCGCCCTCGACCAGGTAGCCAACGTCCTAGCCGGCGGCCACCCGGACGAAACCCTGTCCGCGCGCGCCTGGCGTCTGCGCGACACTCGTCGCCACTGGCGGATCGCCTATCGTGCGATCAATACCCTGTTCTTTTTAGCGGACGACCACTGCCGCGCCGCCTATGAATCAGAGCGCCTGCGCCGCCATTTGCCGCCGGAATACCGCGAGCCCTGACCATGCTGCCCGAGTCCTCCGCCCGTTACGACATCGCCCGCAGCCTGGGCGATACCCGCGTCCTGGTGCTGACACGCCGGCAATCATTGGGCGGACCGCCTGTGGACCAGACAGGCATGTCGGCCACGCTGATGTTTTTCGACCGCGCCACAGGCTCCACGCTGGCTACCCTTTCCACGGCGAATGGCGGCCTGGCGGCCCTGGATGCCACAGGCGAAATCCGCATCGATCTGGGACACGCCAACTACGTCGCGCTACCCGGCGGGCAGTACACCTACCGCCTGAATCTGACCGAATCCGGCCGCGTGCGCCCCCTGCTGCGCGGCACCTGGCGCGTGGTGGGCGATGTCTGATGTCGTCGAACTCAGCCTGGACAGCGTGCTGGTGGCGGAAGCCACCGGCGACGTCATCGTTCTGCCCGATGTTCGCCCGGAAATCGTAGAGGTTGCCGAGCAAGGCCCGCCCGGGCCACCAGGACCGCCAGGATCGGGAGGGGCGCAAACGCTGTCGTTCCCCGCCGCCCAGACCCTCTCCGGCCACCGCATGGCGGTGGCCACGCCCGCCGGCGCGGTGTATGCCGACCCCGCCACCTCGGGCCATGCCGACGCCCTGCTGGGCCTCACCATCGGCGCCGTCGTGCAGGGCGACACTGCCACCATCCTGGCCGCCGGCGAGATCACCGAGCCCTCCTGGGCCTGGACACCAGGCCTGCCCCTGTACGTGATCGCCAACGGCTTGCTCTCCCACACCCCGCCCGCCTCGGGTTGGGTGCAGCTGGCGGCCGTGGCCCTCACCGCCACTCGCATCCTGCTCACCCCGCGTCAAACCATCCTCACCGCATAGGAGCCTACCACCATGGCCGCCAAGAAATACCTCTCCCACTCCTCCGGGCGCATTCAGGAGGTCCAGGCTACCGTCGCCAGTGCTGGTGCCGCCGACGACGGCAAGATCGTCGCCCTCGATGCCACTGGCAAGCTCGACTCCACAGTCATGCCCGTCGGCATTGGCGCGGATACCGTCACCGTCCAGGCCAGCGAGGCTTTGTCTGCCGGCGACTTCGTCAACATCTGGAACTCCGGCGGCGCCCGTGTCCGCAAGGCGGATGCGTCCGTGTCGGGCAAGGAGGCGCATGGCTTCGTGCTCGCCGCCGTCGCCAACGGCGCCAACGCGACGGTGTATCTGGAAGGGTCCAACACCCAGGTCACCGGCAAGACTGTCGGCGCCCGCCAGTACCTCTCCGCCGCGACGCCCGGGCAGTCCGTCGAAACCGCGCCGTCCGCTTCCGGCAACGTGGTCCAGCTTCTCGGCGTGGCCACCTCCGCGACGTCCATCTCCACCGAAATGGACGACGGCATCGTCCTGGCATAAGGGGTAAGCATGGCTGAGAAGCGACCCCTGTGCCTGTACTCCGGCGTCGTGAAGGAGCTTCAGGGGAGCGACCACGCGCATTCCGTCGTGCCCGGGTCCATCCTTCTTTTGCCGAGCGACGTTTCCGCCACCGATTACCTGCCGTGCGACGGGAGTCATGTCAGCACCACGACCTACCCGGCCCTGGCCTCCCTGCCGGCGGATGCCGAACCGGGCGTGGTATGGGAAAACCACGGGGCCGTAACCTCCCTCGTCTCGGTGTGCCTCGGCGGCAATGGGTCCATCATGATCGCCGCTGGCGGCTCGGGTACGTACTACACCAGCACCGACAAGGGCAAGACATGGACGGTGCGGAACGTCGGCTACAACAGCACCATCAACAGCATCGCCTGGAACGGCACGGTGTTCGTCATGGTTCTGACCGGGCCAGCCTGTTACACCTCGCCCGACGGCGTGACGTGGACGAGTAGAACATTTGGCGGAACGTCACCCCCCAGGTATGTGTTCTGGGTGTCCAGCCTGTCGCAGTTCGTCGCCATTGGTGACTCGGGCCTTATCAAGACGTCGCCCGACGGCATCACATGGACGAACCGCACCACGGGCACGGCGAACTATGCGAGCGGAGCCTGGAACGGTTCCCTGCTGGTCATCGTCGGGTCGGGCGGCGCGGTCTACACCTCGCCCGACGGCGTGACGTGGACATCAAGGACGTCAGGCACAACGAACGGCCTGAACTCGGTCTGTCATGACGGTTCCAACTTCTACGCCGTCGGCGTCAGCGGGACGATCATCAAGAGCGCGGACGGAATCACTTGGTCGACTGTGGCCTTCGATGATAGGCATGGCCCGAATTACATCCTTTGGACCGGCACGCACCTTGTCATGGGCGGCGGCAACTCGGCGATCTACACCTCGACCAACGGTACGACCTGGACGAAGCGGAATTACGACACCCCGGCGGGCACCAGCTTTTACGGGGGCATGATCCTCTACGACAAAATCTGGTTCTCCTTGCTTGGCGGCTACCTGATTGCCAGCCCGATCCCGGTGTCCGGCAAGAAGCACATCCCCTACATGGAGCCGCAGACAGGCCCAACCAGATACTTCATGCGGGTGACCTGAAATGCATAGCTTCGACGATTACGGCTTCCTGTCAGACGTCCCCATCGCCGGGCGCGAGACCACGGTGGCGCCGCCCGATGTGGCGGATTGGCCGGACGGCAAGCGGCCCAACTGGACGGGTCACGCCTGGGTCTACATGGACTACCCGGTCCCGGCTTCCCAGCAGCAGATCAAGGAAACCGTCCGGGCCATCGACGCCCATGCCAAGGCACTGCGCGACTACGTGGTGAGCAACATCTCCCCGGCTGAGATGGCCTCCTGGCCCATCAAGCGGGCTGAGGCGGCGGCCTACTTGGCCAGTGGCAACGCGACGGACGCGCCCATGCTTGGCATGGAGGCATACGTCAGGGGCGTTGACCTTGGAACGCTGGCCCAGAAGGTGCTGGCCAAGGCGACCTTGCTCTCGCAGCTTGAGGCGGCCATTGCCGGTGCGGCTGGGAGACACACGGACGCGGTTTCGGCGATCACGCGGCAAGACGATCTGATGGCTTATGACTGGACGGTGGGCTGGCCGGGATCGTAGTGCCCACGCAGCGCCTCCGCTGAACCCCTTCAGTATTCCCGCCCCCCCCGCGCGCGGGCAGCATGGGCGCCATGCTCGCCGATTACCTCGCCGCCGGCCCCCTCATCATGCAGCGCATCCGCGATGCGGTCGCGGACATCGCCGCCGTGCTGCCGGCTCGCGATCTGTCTCGCCTGGCGGAGTCGGCGCTGCAGTCGCCGGCGGTGTTCGTGGTCTACGACGGCGACCGCCTGGGCGACGCGGCCGGGCGCGGCGGCGCGCGCATCGTGCATCAGCGCTGGCTGGTGGTGCTGGCGGTGCGCAACGCGGCGCAGTCCGACGGCGGTGCCGCCCTCACCGGCGACGCCGGCCCGCTCTTGTCCGATCTGCTGGAGGCGCTGCAGGGCTGGGCGCCCTCTGTGGACCACCGGCCACTCTACCGCGTGGCCGCGCCGCTGCCGGGCTACAGCCCGGCCTTCGGCTTCTATCCCCTGGCCTTCGAGGCCGCCCTCATCACCGTGACCGCCTAGGAGGTTTCACATGACCAAACAGTATTTCAACGGCCAGGGCAAGATTTACCTGGGCACCCGCGACGCCAACGGCAATCCGCTGGCCATGAAGTACGTCGGCAACGCGCCGGAATTCAAGTTCTCCCTGGACGAGAAGACCCAGGAGCACAAGGAGTCCAGTTCCGGCCTGCGTCTCACCGACGTGCGCTTGACCACCGAGCTGACCGCCGGCGCGTCCATGACGCTCGAACAACTTGACGCCGACAACCTCAACCTCCTGCTGTTCGGCACCACCGCCGCCCAGGCCGTCTCCGCCGTCACCGCCGAGTCCATCGAGGGCAGCACCACCCCCGCCGTGGGCGATATCTATCTGTTGGATTCGTTCAACGTCGCCGCCCTGGTCATCAAGGACTCCACCGGCACGCCCAAGACCCTGACCAGCGGCACCAACTACAGCGCCGACCTGTCGGCCGGCCAGATCGAGATCCTCGATGTCACCACCGGCGGCCCCTTCACCGGCCCGCTGAAGGCCGACTACACCCGCGCCGTGGCCACCCAGATCACCAAGCTGTTCGGCACCAGCGCGGTGGAATACTGGCTGCGCTTCGTCGGCAAGAACACCGCCGTCTCCGGCTCACCCAACGTCATGGTGGACCTCTACCGCGTGCGTCTCTCCCCCGCCAAGGACATGGCGCTGATCAACGATGACATCGCCCAGTTCGCCCTGGAGGGCTCGGTGCTGGCCGACAGCACCAAGACCCAGGCCGGCGCCTTCGGCCAGTTCGGCCGCATGGTGATGCTGTGAGGCTGACCAAGACCGTCACCGTCGGCCAGCGCGCCGTCGAGGTGCGCGAGCTGACCGTGGCCGACATCCGCGCCTGGCTGAAGAGCCTGGAGGCGGAGCCGGCCATGGACGTGCTCGATGCCACCCTGTTCGAGGAGTTCAGCCTCGCCGACCTGGCGCGCATGACCGACCTCTCGGCCGCCGAGATGGAGGCCATGGCGCCGTCCGAGTTGCGCCAGGTGCAAGCCGCTTGCGCGGAGGTGAACGCGGATTTTTTCGGGATGCGCGCCCGGCTGGCGAAGCTCGGCCAGGCGGCGCTGGCGGCGCAAGGCGCGAGCTAGAGGCGGAGGCGTGCGCCCTGGTCACCCACGGCCACGCCCACGTCTGGGATTACCCGTGGAGTGTGTGGCGCGCGGCGGTGGCGGGGGTCAGCGCGTCAGGCCGATGAGCAGGCCGGCCAGGCGCAGGATCGTGACCAGCAGTAACACGCCCCACAGCGCCCAGGCGATGGGATGCATGCTGATGAGCAGCGCCGTCGCGGCGAGTAGGCTGATGAACAGATAGGCGTTGAATGACATGGCCAGTGATCTCCGTGTTGCCATTTCCATTGTAGCCAAGGACGCCGCCAGCAAGGACATCAAGGCGGTCAAGGCCGGGATGGAATCCATCGGAACCGCCGCCTCGGCGGCGGACGCCAAGGGCGATTTCGCGCGCACCCGCGCCGGCCTGCAATCCATCTCCAGCCAGTTGGCGCTGGCACGCAACGCCTACCTGGCGTTCCAGTCCATCCAGGCGGCCGTGTACGCCGCCAAGGACATCACCGACCGCGTCGATGCTTATTCCAGCTTCATCGCGCGCCTGAAGCTGGCGACCGGATCGGCGGAGAGCTTCAAGGCCGCCATGAGCGAGGTGCAGCGCATCGCTGCCGCCACCCAGGCGCCGGTAGCGACCGTGGCGCAGCTCTATGCGCGCCTGTCAAACAGCCTGCGCGCCATGGGCGCCAGCTCGGCCGATACGGCGCGGATCACGGAAACCGTGGCGCTGGCGCTGAAGATCTCCGGGGCTACCGCGGCCGAGGCCGGATCGGCCATGCTGCAGCTCTCCCAGGCCTTCGCCTCCGGCACCCTGCGCGGCGACGAATTCAACAGCGTCAACGAGTCTGCGCCGCGCCTGATGCAGGCCCTGGCCGACAGCCTTGGCGTGCCGGTGGGCGCGCTGCGGCAGATGGCAGAGGAAGGCAAGCTCACGTCCGACGTGCTGGCGGAGAATCTGCCCAAGGCCTTGGAAAAGCTGCGCGCCGAAGCCGGCAAGATCCCCGACACCATCGGCGGCTCATTCCAGCAACTCTCCGATGCGTTCACCAAGTATCTCGGCCAGACCGGCGAGGCTTCCGGTCTGTCCAACGGGCTGGCCGGCGCCGTCAAGACCCTGGCGGACAACTTCGGCCTGTTGGGCGACGCGGTCATCGCCCTGGGGCTGGGCGCGCTCATCGCCGGATTGTTTGGCGCGGCGGGCGCCATGGTCACGACGGCCACGGCCGCCGGCGGGCTCACCGTCTCCCTGGGCGGTCTGCGCGTCGCCCTGTTGGCGCTCAACGCCACGCCGCTGGGCGCCTTCGTCACCCTGGCGTCCACCCTGGGGCTGATCGTGTTCGGCGCGGCGAAACTCAAGGACTCACTGCGCGACACCACCACCACCGCCAAGGACGAGGCCGACAAGATCGCCGGCGCGCGCAAGGATCTGGAAGACCGCATCGAGGCCTTGGTGAAGCGACGCGTCGCCCTGGAAAAACAGGCCGCCGAGGATGCCAAGGCCGCCGTCAAGGAGGCCTACGAGGCCGCCAAGAAGTATCTGGGCGAGCAGATCGGCGATGCCGAGCGGCTGCGCGATGCCCTGGTCAAGGCCTTCGAGGAGGCGGGCGAGAAAAGCAAGAGCCTGCTGGACAGGGCCGCCGCCCTGCGCGCGAAGGCCACGGAACAGCCGAATGACAACAGCGTCGAGGGCCAGGCCCTCGCCACCCTGGATCTGGTTGCCGCCCAGGAAAAGCTGATGCGCCTGAAGGGTGGCGACGACCTGGAGGCCACCCAGAAACAGGCCGAGCTGGTGCGCAAGCTGGCCGACAACATCAACGATGCCGCCTATGCCCAGTGGGCCAAACGGCGTGCCGACCTGGATGAGGCCGAAGCCCTGGAGAAGGCCGCCGCCGCTGAGAAACAGAGACAGGAGGGGCTTGCCATTGAAATCAAGGCCAATGAAGGACGGCTCGCCACCTTCAAGACCAGCCTGGCGGACATCGAACAGAAACTGTCGGACATGGCGGCCGAGACGACCAATCTGAAAATTCAGGCCGACGAAGCCGCCATGGCCAAGGTCAACGGCGATCTCGCCGCCCTGAAAGCGCAACTGGCCGACCTGGGGCGTGGCGTGACCATCCCCGTCCGCACGGAAGGGGGCGGCGCCACGATTCCCGGCAAGGCTGCCGGCGGCCTGATTTCCGGCCCCGGCCACGACACCTCCGACAACCTGCTGGCCTGGCTGTCGCCCGGCGAATTCGTCATGCGCGCCGCGGCGGTGCGGCAGTGGGGCGTCGAGCGCCTGTCCTCCATGAACGCCCTGCGCTTTCCCGCCTTCGCCGCCGGCGGCCTGGTGGGCGCAGGCGGCGGTGGCGGCCGCACCGTCAACGTCAACCTCAATCTCGGCGGCGCCAGCTATCCGCTCGCCGCCGCGCCCGACGTGGCGGACGGGCTGGAGCAGGCCATCCGCAGCGCGGCCCTGAAGCGAGGCGCGCGATGAGCTGGCAAAGCCTGATCGTCGGCGGCATCGAGATCCCGCGCCACGCCCTGTCCGACGAATTTTCCCAGGACTATGAGGAATTGGCCGGCATCGCCGGCCTGCGCCTGTCAGACGGCGGCCTGGTGATCCAGCGCGCCTGGCCGGCGACGGGCTACAAACTGCGCACCACGATCAGCGGCGGCGGCAGCCTGCCCGCGCCGCTGGACTCGCTGGACCGGGGCGCGGCCCACGAGATCAGTTGCGCCGAGCCGCGACGCATCGCGGCCGCCGGCAACGTCATCACCCTGCCCGCCGGCCGCCGGACCGACAGCGGCCATACGCCGGACGGCTATGCCCTGGTGGACGGCCTGCTGGTGCCCACGGCGCTGTCGCTGGTGGGCCACGTCGCCACCCTGACCGTGGTGAGCGGCGCGCAACACTACCATGCGCGCTACTGGCCCAAGTTCAGCGGCCTGCTGGTCCACAAGTCCGGCGGCTCGCCCTGGCAGGCGGCGCGGCGCTGGTCGATCACTTTGGAGGAGGTTTGATATGACCAAGCGCATCACTGTGATCGACAATTACGACGCCATGGCCGCCGGCGGCGTCGGCGGGTCCAACAATTACATCGACGTGGATGTCATCCCGGCCAACCTCAACGGCGGCGAACTGGGGCTCAATGTCTCCCGGGGGGACATCGCCGTGCCCATCACCCTGCTGGACTCGGACAATGCGCCAATCCTGAACACGGTCTGCACTGGCTGGCAGGAATTTCCGAACAGGCTGTACATCGACGCGCTCAACCAGGCGGATATCCCGGGGCCGGTGCGCATCATCAGCGCCATGAACCACGACATCATGAGCCTGTTGCAAAGCGGGCAACTGATCTACGGGGCGATCAGCGGCGCCGTCTACAGCATTACCACGCAGCATGGCGTGGCCCACAAGCTCGACATCGAGCAGGCCGGCACGATCCTGATCGAGACGGCCTTGCAGGGCGCGGCGACGCCGTTCGGCCATTACGAGCAGGTCTTCAACGGCGGGCACGTGACCCGCTTGCTGTTGGTCGATACGCTCGCCGCGCAACCGGCGCTGGCCTGGGGCATCAACGGCACCGGCTCGCTACGCTGGGAGGCCGGCAGCCCGCAATTCGTGGCCGGCAAGACGCGCCTGATGGTCGAGATCGCCCATTTCGGCGACGATCAGATGGGGTCGTTCAAGCTGTTCGCCTGAGATGTTCAACGCCGCGCCGTTCAACTCGACGCCGTTCAACGCCGCGCCGGCTGGGGAAAGCAGCTGGCCGCTCGTCCTGAGCGTCGTGCCCTATGCGGCGACGCCGCAATGGCCGCTGGCGCTGGTGGTCACCGGCACGGTGACGCCGCAATGGCCCCTGGCCCTGGACGTGCTCGACCTGGCGGCGGTCACCGCATCGCCGGAGCATGTCTGGGGTCGCGCGCTGACCCTGGCCGGCGTCGACTGGACCGCCAGCCTGGAGGGCCCGGTCGAGGTGGACGCGGAGGCCAACGCCTCGGCCATCGCCCGCGTCTCGTTGCGCCTGCCGGCCGGGGCGTTCGATCCGGAGGACTGGCAGGGGGTGGAGGCGGCGCTGGATTATGTCTGGGCCGCACCGGGCGGTGCGCAGACCTACACCGTGCCCATGATTCGCGGCACGGTGGACCAGTTCAGCGTCGACGATGCCCGCCGCGTCATCACCCTGACCATTTCCGATCGGCGCAAGGGGCTGCTGCTGGGGGCGGACCCGGCCATCATCGCCGGCCTGTTGCCGGGCTCATTGTGGAGCGCCGGCGTGTTCCGCGCCGACGTGGACGGGCTGCGCCACGCCGAGGATCGATTGTCCACGCTGTGCGCGGATTTCGACCTGGACCCCGATGGCGCCCCGCGCCTGACGCCGTGGGCGGCCAAGGCCACGGCGGACTGGACGATCACGCGCGTCGTCGCCGACAGCCTGGCCATCGACTATGCGCGCTTCACCGACCTGGTGCACCGGGTGGTGGTCGACTTCACCTATCGCTTCACCCGCCTGCGCCGCCGCGAAGCACGGCTGCGCTACACCTTCGACCTGTTGGATATGTTCAACCATGCCGTGAACATGCCCAGCTCGGCGCTCATCGAGGAGGCCGTCGACGGTGCCGGCTGGGAGGTGCTGGACCGCCCCCTCTACACCCGCCCGGCCGAGTGGTATCTGCACAGCGGCATCTATTACGGCTGCGACTCGGACAACGGCGTCCTGGCCGCCACCGCGCGCCTGGGCAAGCGTTTCGGCCAATCCGTCGAGGAGCACTACACCCTGACCGTGGACTGCGCCGAGGGCGGTATCGACGCTCGCCTTCAATCCAGCCTGGGCGGCGCGCTGGAAGCGCCGTTCGACCTGGCGCGCTGGGAGGCCGACGCCGGCCTGGCGCCGGTGCTGCCGGCCCCGGGCTGGGGCGTGGAAAGCGCCCAGGATGCCACCACCGACCCGGACAGCGGCCGCGCCGGCGCGGAGAACGCGCTGCGCACCCTGCTGGCCATGGCGGTCAGGGAGATTCGCGGCAGCCACCGCCAGAATCGCGTGCGTTTCGAGGTGCCGCTCAATCCCTTCATCGGCCGCGCCCACACCGTGGAACTCGATCTCCCGGGACGGAACGTGGTCGGCAAGGTGCAGCAGGTAGCGCACCGGCTCGATTTCGACGCCGGCCAGGCCACCACCACCGTGACGCTGGCGATCAGCCGCCCGCACCTGGCCAACCCGGCGGCGGACGATGCCCTCGATCCGCCCGTGGCGCCGGGCATTCCCGCCCTGGCGGCGGGTGTCGCCGAAGCCCACTACCTGGAACTCGGCAACCGCGTCGGTGCCCTGGGCGGCTCGCCGGCCTATGACGAGGCCTGGAGCGGATGGCTCATCAACGTCCCGAGCGAAAACATCGTCGACGGCATGATCACGCGCTGGAGCGGCATGACCATGACCGCCGCCGGCGAGATCTATGGGGGCGGCCAGGGCCCGGCGTTCGCCGTCACCTACGGCGACGAGCCGGCCAGCAAGTTCGACGGCAGCATCGCCAACCCCGACTACGTGGCCGCCAACGCCTACCCCGTGCAGTTCCGCCTGCGCCCGCCCGAGGTGGAGGCCGCCGCCCGCGATAACCTGGACGTGCCCCTCGCCGCCGGGTACCGGGTGCGCATCCCGGAAGACGTTTTCAACATCACGTATTGAGGCCGCCATGACCACGCCCACCCTGCTGCCCTACCTGGACCCCGCCGGCACCACGCCGGCGACGCTGCCCCTGGCATTCAGCCAGGACGATGCCGGCCTGTTGCCGCCGCACCAGCGCCGCTTCTACGTCATGTGGCCGGCATCCGGCGCCTGGAAATTCCAGGCCAACTCCGACCCCGGCGTGGACCCCATCACCCTGTCCGTGGTCGATTCCGCGCCGGGCAGCGGCCAGCCCGCCAGCGCCCTCAAGCTGGCCCTGACCCAGTCCGGGCTGGCCACTGCAGTGGGCGGCGATCCCCTGGACCTGGGCACCGAGATCCTGTTCGGCGCCGTCAACGGCGTGCAGGTCTGGGTGGAATTCGACGACAACACGGGCGTGCTCGCCAACGATGCCAGTTTGTCGCTGGCGCTCAACACGCTGACCGTGGTGCCGCAATGAGCGAAGCCGAACGCCTGAAGCGCGACCTGTCGCAACTGGTGGACCCCGCCTCGGCGCCGCCCCCGCTGGCGCCGCGCGCCCCGGCCAGCGCCATCGCCTCCGGGGTGGGCAGCGCCCGGCCCAGGCCGCCGTCCGCGAGTCAGACCGCCGCCGGCATCGCCGCGCCGCTCACCGAAGTGGGCAGCGGCGGCGTGGCCACGGCGCGCACCTATCACGCCAGCAGTTACCTCTACAGCAGCGACGGCATGGTGGCCATCAAGCGCCGCCCCGTGGCCGGAACGGAATTCACCGACGCGCTCGGCCGCGCCGTCCCCTTCGTGATCCAGCAGCCCCCGGCCTGA